CTGAGGTTGGGTCGTAACCCAAGGTAAGACGCTCGATTTCTGCCCTATGATAGTGCATGAAACGATTGTGGGTCCTGATGGGGTCACATGACAAGTGGACGGTACGGTTATAGATATCCCAAATTGGTATATCTTTCTCGTACGACTTTCCAGTTATCTTGTTGACTCCCGTAAGGAGACCACAGTTAAGAGACTTAACCTTGGTAAACGACTCATCTTCAGAGTTGAACTTGAAAACCTCACTATTGACAGTAAGGACATTATGGTGAATATAATTTTTTCCCATACTCAGTGTGAAGCCCACGATCTCCACCCACTTCTTCCAAATCTCATAGTGTTCGTCATTTGAACGGAAGAGTATGTCGTCGCCATTAATCAGACAAGGAAGATCCTTGACTGGTAATTGACGGCCGAGATACTCCTCCATCGATGCCCAATACGCCGTGAGATTAACCATACAAAGTATGGGGAAGGAGAGGGTCGAGCCCATGAGTTGTCCATTCTGTTGAAGGAAAGGAGAAAGGGCCTCGGGAGCCTTCTTGACATACTTGGGGGGGTAGGAGATTCTCTGCTTCGTGATAACACTACGCAGAGCTTCTTCTTCCTCCACCGACAAGTTTGACCGTGACAACGCAGTCTCAAAGAAGAGATGCGTCATACGGATGTCAAGGGTGTCCGTCGCCCCTTTATAGTCACCAGATACCCACTTATTTAGTTTAGTCTTGATACCAAGGCGCCCTTCGCGTTCCAAGATCCCGTGTAGGAGACTAGCATCAAGAGGCTTTCCTGTCAAAGCGAATTGTTCAAACTTTTGCAGATGATTCCATAAGGATTTCTGGAAAAATTTGGACAACCAGTAAGACAGGGATTCCCCCTTGGTGATTAGTCGAACCTTCAAGGGTTCAAGGACGGCTGAGACGCGGGTATCGCAGACTCTTTCCTCGTAGCTGTCAGAGTAGTCATAGTAGTAGGAGTCCCATTGATTAGTATTAGGGACACGACCCCGACGGAGAACCGGGGGTTGTGGGAAGATGTACCATGACCTTTCGTTTTTTGAGTCGCCTAGGACCTCCATCCAGGAAGGACAGGGGAGTCCGCGTATGGTTTCCACAACGCCAGGGGAGATTTCTACCATGAACAAAAGTTCAGGGTAGAGTCTTTCCTGCCACTTGCGGTAGACATACTTAAGACCCCCTTCCTTGGGATTATAGTTAGGAGGGGCGCCGTACTTCCTGCGGAGGAAACCGCGGGAACCCCCGAGGGATCGGGGGTTCTGCCAACAGGCAGAAGTCGACGCTTCGTAGAGACGTCGGTCTGGTGGAGCGAAAGAGGAG